GGGGAGAAGGCCAAGAGCCGCATTTTCTCGGCAATGGAAAAGTTATCGGCGAGTTTGTTTGCTACCGCATTGATGCGCTCGCCAGAGTCGGGTACATGGGCAGCGGGGAGATGCCGCGGTATAACATTCTGAACGCAGACGCCCGCATACGACCGGCGAAAGAACTTTTTCAGAGGGCTTGCCTGACTGAAGACGAAGCTGAGGATTACCTCAAAGACCGGTATGGGTTTGGCTGGCATATCTCCGACCTGAAGATCTACGATGAGCCGAAGGAGCTGAGTGAGTTTACGGCTGCTTGCAGATATAAAAACGATGATGGGACGTGCCCGTCACGCAGGATTGCGTGTTCGTTCCAGAGATATGATTACAACCCCGACGGAAGCATTAACATCGTGGAATGTGGAAATACAATTCGCCGTCCGCCTCAGAGCTGGGGCTATGTGGAGGAATTGCCGTGAAGCCGCCGTGTGAGAGGGACTGCCCGAGACGGACAGTGGGATGCCACACCAAGTGTGCGCCTTATCTGGAATACGAGGAAGCGAAACAGGCGGAATATCGGGCGAGAGAAGCTGAACGGAGCCGCGACGCCTACACTGCGGACGCGGAAAAGCGGTCACGGAGTGTAGCGAGATTGAAAAGAATGGGGCTGCTGAAATGAAAGTACTGGAATTATTTGCTGGGACGCGCAGCATCGGAAAAGCATTTGGGGCGCGTGGGCACGAAATTTATTCGGTAGAGTGGGATAAGGATTTCGAGAATATCGACCTATATGCTGATGTCCTGACTGTGACTGCAAAGGACATCTTGGAGAAATTCGGCCATCCAGATGTGATATGGGCCAGTCCGGACTGCACAACATTCTCAATAGCCGCTATATCTCACCATCGGCGGAAAAATGCTGAGACCGGGAATCTGGATGCGGTGAGCGAGTACGCGAAATTCTGCGACAAGGTAGATTAGCACGTTTTAGAGCTTATCCGTGAGCTGCATCCGAGGTACTGGTTCATCGAGAACCCGCGCGGCGGCATGAGGAAGATGACGTGGATGCGAGATCTGCCGCGCTACACCGTTACATACTGCCAGTATGGCGACACTCGGATGAAGCCGACCGACATCTGGACGAACCATCCAAATCCCAAATTCAAGCCGATGTGCCACAATGGAGACCCGTGCCACGTTGCGGCCCCAAGAGGCGCGAAGACCGGCACGCAGGGGCTGAAGGGCAGCAAAGAGCGGTCCGTGATCCCTCCAGCACTTTGTGAGCACATCGTGGATATTTGCGAGGAACAAAATGAATTTAGAACAGAGCGCGTTTGAGGCGCTGCGGTTTGCATCGGCGCAGAGTTTGAAGCTCTACAAGCAGCCGCTGGTAATTACATACTCCGGTGGGAAGGATAGCGACGTGCTGCTCCGGCTGGCAGAAAACAGCGGTATTCCATTTGAAGTCCTACACTCCCTAACCACGGCAGATGCGCCGGAAACGGTCTACCATGTGCGGGACACATTCCGCCGAATGGAGGAAAAGGGCGTAAAGTGCGTTATCGATGCGCACGTCCAGCCGGACGGGAAGCGCGTTACCATGTGGAATTTAATACCGAAAAAAATGATGCCTCCGACGAGGCTCATGCGGTACTGCTGCGAGAAATTGAAAGAAGTCAGTGGAAAGGGGCGCTTTATTGCAACCGGTGTCCGCTGGGCGGAAAGCCCGAAGCGCAGGAACGGGCGGGGGCTGATCGAAGTGCAGGCACACAACGCGAAGCAGAAACTCATGCTGATGGAGGACAACGATGAGGGACGGATGCAGTTTGAAAACTGCCAGATGAAAGGAAAGCGCATCGTGAATCCAATCATCGGATGGGAGGACAAAGACGTATGGGATTACGTGGAGGAAGAAAAGATCTGCATGAATCCGCTTTATGGCTGCGGGCTATCCCGCGTGGGGTGTATCGGCTGTCCACTGGCGTCAAAACGAAAACGCCTGGAGGATTTCACCAGATGGCCGAAGCATAAACAGGCGTATATCCGGGCGTTCGATCGGATGCTGGAGAACCGCCGGATCGCTGGAAAAGGCGGGAACTGGCAGACGGGAGTGGATGTGTTCCACATGTGGATGGAGAACGATGTGCTTCCGGGGCAGGAAGTATTAGAAGAATTTCGGGAGGATTTGATATGAATTTGAAACCGGAAGAACTGGTCAAGGCGCTGCGAAGCTGTTCGGATTTGCCAACTGGAAATAGCGGATGTGCCGGATGCATGTTTGCATCTCTGTACGAACCAGCATGCACCGATCTTCTTCTGCGTCACGCCGCCGACCAGATCGAGCGCGACCAGAAGGAGATTGCCGAACTGCGAGAGAAGCAGCAGTGGATTCCAGTGGCGGAGCGGCTGCCGGAACCCGAGACGGATGTTTTGGCAGTTTGCAATCGAAACGGATACATTTTCGTGATACCGGCTATCTACGAGGATGGGAAGATGCTGACGCGGGACAGTGCGTGGAACTGGAGCGACATCTACTGCTATGGCCTGTACGACGAGGAGGCGGATGATTACTACATCCCGGAGGGATGGTGGGAAAACCGGCAGTTCAATCCCGATGATGTATACAACAATCCGGTAGACTGCGCAGTTACCCACTGGATGCCGCTGCCGGAAGCGCCGAAGGAGGTGGAGTGATGGAAAATCTGTTGCAAAACTTCGCCAGCTGGCTGTGGATCGTATTGGGCGTGTACTGTTTCTTCGGGCTAAGGACGTGGAACAAGCGGTTCAGCGAACTGTATGACGAGTTGAAGGAGGAGGTGGAGCGATGGAACGACTGACATTTGAGGGCAACTTCTGCGATATTGCGCGGTGCAAGGAAGTGAAGTGCCCACCGAATACCGCTTGCAGCCAGAAACAGGTCTGGGAGCGACTCAAACAGTACGAGGACAGCAAGCTATCCCCGGAGGATGCGGCAAATCTGCACGCAATTTTGAGACTGGGCGACGGCATGACGCTGATGCGCCTGCGGGAGCTGGCTGTGGCCGATAAGGAGGGGCGCGCAATCATCCTGCCGTGCAAGGTTGGTCATCGGGTGTTTGCCCTGCTGGACACGGATAAGCATATAAGCGAGTGCGAGATCAAGCAGATCGGCCTTGGTAATGAGATCGGATTTGTTGGCCTTGAGCCAATAGGCGCCAGAGGGCGGAAGTATGGCGTAGCGCTAAATGGATTTGGCAAAACCGTATTCCTGACGCGAGAAGAAGCTGAAAAGGCGTTGCGGGAAATGGAGTAGCAGATGAAGAACAGATTGACGGTCAGACACGGAATGCTGTCCGACCTCAGAGCATACTTGAAGCAAAGCGGCTGGAAAATCGAAGAACCTGTCGGCGAGTACGAGGTTCTGAGGGCACGAAATCCGAATTACCCGCGACCACTTCTGGTTCACAACCGGGCAGAACGCGGCGTTGGGTACAGCATCGACGAGCGCGATGCGAAGATTTACAGCGGATGGAAACGGAACCGCCGCAAGCGTGGCCTCGCCCCAGACTGGCCTACGCAGGAAGAACGGACACGGTATTTTGAAGGAGGAGACGGAGCATGAGCTTCGGCAAGAAAACGCGAGAAGCGGTCTATGCGAAGTATGACGGCCACTGTGCCTACTGCGGACGGTCTATCGACATCCGAGACATGCAGGTTGACCACTTCCGGCCGCTGCGAGCGTGGGACGATGAGGATGCAGGAAGCGATGATCTCTCGAACCTCATGCCAGCATGCCGGATGTGCAACCACTACAAGCGGGCAAATTCTCTGGAAACATTCCGGCGGTATATTGCGGAGATTCCGCGCAAGCTCCGCGAGAACTACATCTACAAGGTGGGCGTGGTTTACGGGAATGTCATTGAAAACGAAAAGCCGATCAAGTTCTACTTTGAAGAAATGGAGGGAAAATGATGGTAAAAAGAATCTGCGACCGATGCGGGGCGGAGATAAACCCCACGAGTTCGGCAACGTATGTAAACGTAAGGGGCGCCTATCGCGATCCAACGGGAGAAATCGAGCTTTGCTGCTCATGCGGGAAGCGTATTCGCGAATGGATAAAACCGACGGAGGAGGGCAAGAAGGATGGCGTATAACGTTTACTTTTCTTGCGACTCGTGCGGAGCCACATATAACTGGGTAAACCACACAGTTTCGTATTCTTCCGCCGTTTCGATTGCGAGAAGCTACGGATGGAGCGTCGGAAAATGCGGGTGGTTTTGCCCGGAGTGTCGAAAGAAAAGGAGAGTATGAAGGATGGCTAAATACATAACTCAGGCGCAGATGGATGAACTCGAAGAAGCGTGCTCGTTTGACATCGAGGACGGACACGCCCTGCTTCGAAAATACGCCGGGATCGAGGCCCGCCCATATACGGCCTATCAGTACTACGACGAGGACGGGACGTTTATCGGGTGCAGCGACGAGTCCTGTCTGGATGATCTGCTGGAAAACGCAAATGTGGAGGTGCGGAATGGATAAATTGCGCCCGTGCCCGTTCTGCGGTGGCTTGGCCAAGATCGTCCTGTGTGATGATGAAGGGAATCTCCACAATGAGGACTATGCGCTGAAACCTTATAGCGGGGTGGGCTTTATGATCAGGCATACCCACGAAGAAAACCAACAATGCCCGATTGCGAGATACGAGGTAGACGGCGGCATAGTCGGTGGCGTGTATATCTACGACACCGAAGAGCAAGCCGCAGAGGCATGGAACAGGAGGGTAAATGATGGCTGACGAATATATCCTGAGAAGCATTTGCAGATCGATTCATCCTTTTGCAACTCTGCGGGAAGCGGAGAAGCTGATTTGCGAGAACCGGGAGCGGCTGATGACACCGAGCTGTGAGGAGGAACAATGAACACTGAAATCACACTTTTGAAGTGGCCGGGGGAAGAAGATTGGATGTTTGCCAAGAGCTGCGCGCTGGTCACGATTGGGAAGCACTCGGGAAAAGCACCGGACATGGAATGGAAGCACAAGATGCTCCGGGCGAAGCACAGTCCAATCCGGACGCTGAACTTCGCGTTTTATCTACACAACGTGCCGTATTACGTCAGCACACACCTTGCGCGGCACGTCCATTCCGTCCCGTTCATCAAAAGCCAGCGTAACGACCGCCAGAGCGACTATGACAGGAACGCAGCGCGGCAGGACGCGCCGGTGGATATGATCTGGTACATGAACGCGGAAGAACTGTTGACGGTCGCCAACAAACGCCTGTGCCGCAAGGCAGACCCGGCAACACAGGAGATTGCCAAGAGGATGCGGACGCTTGTGCTCGATCATTGCCCGGAATTTCGCGGCCTGATGGCTCCACCGTGCGCGTTTATGGACGAGTGCCCGGAAATGGAGCCGTGCAAGGAGGGACAGGGATGACGTACATGGAGGCATGGAAGCTGACGGCTCCGTATCTTCCGATCAATACGGACGAGCGGAGAGAAGCATATGTGCGGCTTTTTATGGCTGTAAAAGTGGCGAGTGAAAAGGAGAAAAAAATGATCTGTTGCAAATGTGGCGGGGTATTCTACCAAACGTCAAGGTGTAAAGTGAGGGAAGAAGTCGTCATCCAGCGGCACTATTACAAGTGCAACAAGTGCGCGATGCCATTGACGACCTCCGAAGTGGAAATCGAAGATTATAGAAATTGGAAAGAGAAGGTAAAGGAGCTGGAGACGACGCTCTATACGGTCAGAAAGGAATTGAAAAACTGCTATGAAAATTGTTTTGGAACCGTGGGCAATCATGCCGACACGGGCGCATGAGTTCGACGCGGGTCTTGACCTCTATTCGGCGGATGATGTTTATATCTACCCAATAAGCAGCGAATTGTTTGATACAGGGGTACATATCCAGCTTCCAAAAAACACGGTCGGTTTTCTCAAGAGCAAGAGCGGCCTGAACGTCAAGTACGGAATTACCAGCGAGGGCGTGATCGACGTTGGTTACACAGGGAGCATCATGGTCAAGCTCTACAACCACTCGGACAAGCCATATAGAGTGCGGAAGGGCGATAAGATCTCTCAGCTTGTGATCCTGCCCTGTCTGCTGCCGGAGTTGGAAGTGGTGGATTCTCTGGAAGACACCGAGAGAGGAACCGGCGGGTTCGGGAGCACGGGGAGATAATGGAAGATATTACAAAGCAGGAATATTCCGCATGGCTGGAAGAAGCGCTGGGCACACTGCCGGAAATACATCCTACGTCACTTTGCGCCGTTGCAATGGCGGCGGATGGTACAACCTTTACCACGTATTATAACGCAGGGCCCAGTTGTAAAGCTGTGTTTGCCAACCATATCCAAAGCGATATTGTTATGGACATTATCAAGGGCAACGCAGAGAAAATCAAAGAAATATTAGATGGTGACGGCGATGAAGAACTGTAATAGCTGTGAATTCTGCATCGCGTGGTGGTGCGATCTCTATGAACGGTTTCTGGATTCGGATGAGAACGGGCCGCTGCCATGCGAGGAATGTTTGAAGAGCGGAGGAGAGATAACTTGATTATCGATATTCTAAATATCTTGGTGTTGATTGAGTGGGCTGCGCTGGGGATCGCGGTTTACATCAAGGCAAAGGGCCTGCACATAAGAGCACAACGAATGCTTGATTCGCTTGATGATGATGTGGAGGAAGTCGATGGAGCAGCAACAAATTAACACGGTATTCCCTGCGAGGCTTAAAAGGCTTCGGGAGAGACGCCGAATCTCACGAAAGGTACTAAGCGAGTGCTGCGGGATGTCCAAAAACGTCATAAGCCAGTACGAACGCGGAGACCGCGAACCGACAGCCTCATCCCTCGCGCAGATCGCGGATTTCTTCGAAGTGTCAACGGACTACCTTTTGGGGCGGCAAAATTTCCTTTAACCCACTATTGTGGGCATTTTGAGAAGAATATATGCGATAATGTAACCGTAGGGGCTTGCCGACCCCCTACGGTTTCTTCCTTCACCGGCTACGCAGCGGAATCTGCGGAACCTCCTTTTTGTATTTGGTGTGCTTTATGCGGGATATTTGGAGTTTGGCGGGTAGCTCCAAGGAGAAGGAAGAGGAAGGAGAAACAATGAACGTACAAAACAGGAAATTATCTGAACTCACCCCATATCCGGGGAACGCGAAAAAGCACGACGAAAAGCAAATCGCTAATGTGGCAGAGAGCATCCGGCAGTATGGATTTGTGCAGCCGATTGTGGTAGACCGCGACGATGTGATTATCATCGGCCACTGCCGCGCGCTGGCTGCAAAGAAGCTCGGCATGGACGAGGCGCCGTGTGTCAGTATGGACGATTTGACGCCGGAACAAGTGAACGCCCTCCGGCTGGTGGACAACAAGAGCAACGAGAGCGATTGGGATTTTGATTTGCTGGCCGAGGAGCTGTCTGGACTTGACCTGTCGGCTTTTGACTTTGACTGGGGACTTCGCGACGAGCTAAACCACTCTGTTATTGAGGATGACTATAATCCTGTTCTTCCTGCGGAGCCAAAAAGCAAGATTGGTGATGTGTACCAACTCGGGAACCATCGCTTGATGTGCGGAGATAGTACGTCCTTGACGGACGTACAAAAGCTCGTAGGGGGGTGCAGATGGACTTGCTGCTCACTGACCCTCCCTACAATGTGGACTACAAGGGAACCGCTGGCAAGATTATAAACGATAACATGGAGGATTCAGCTTTTAGACGGTTCCTCACAGATGCATTCTCAAATGCGGCAATGGTAATGAAGCCGGGTGCTCCGTTCTACATCTGGCACGCCGATAGCGAAGGGTATAACTTCCGTGGGGCGTGCAGAGACGCAATGCTCCGAGTAAGGCAGTGCTTGATTTGGGTAAAAAACAGCATGGTCATGGGGCGGCAGGATTACCAATGGAAGCATGAACCTTGTCTCTATGGCGAGAGCGAGATTGAAGAAGACGAGCACGAGCCGTGCTTGTATGGATGGACGGAAGGCCATAAGCATTACTTCTTCAAAAACCGAAAGCAGACCACTGTTCTCAATTTTGATAAGCCGGTGAGATCGGCAGAGCATCCGACCATGAAACCGATTAAGCTGTTTGACTATCAGATGCAGTGCTCGAGTAAACCGGGCGAGAATGTTCTTGACCTGTTTGCTGGTTCTGGCACAACGATCATGGCAGCAGAGCAGAACGGGAGACACGCATATTGCATGGAGTTTGATCCGAAGTATGCCGATGTCATTATTGATCGGTGGGAGAAATTCACAGGAGAAAAGGCGGTATTGCTCCATGACGATTGAAGAAGCGCAGGCGATCATTGATAAGACAAACAGCCCGTACTTAAAGCGGGATATGGAGAAATTCATCAAACGCCAGCGAAGAAAGGAGGGCGTATATGGCAAGGCCGAAAAAGGAGATAGATCAAAAGCAGTTCGAGAATCTATGCGGCCTGCAATGCACGCTTGAGGAAATCTGCGGCTGGTTCGGTGTAGCAGATAAAACGCTTGAGGCATGGTGCAAACGTACCTATGGTGCTGGTTTTTACGAAGTTTTCAAACAAAAGCGTGGAGCCGGGAAAATATCGCTCAGAAGAAGCCAGTGGAGACTGGCGGAGAAAAATGCAAACATGGCAATCTGGCTCGGGAAGCAGTATCTAGGCCAGAAGGACAACCCGGAGGAATCGGTCGATATGGAGGACACTGCCGCGTATTTGGCGGAGGCGGGCATCAAATGATTACGCAGACGCTTCATCCGGCGTTCGGCGAGAAGCATAAGGCATATATCGCGGCGGCGACGCGGGCGACGATTTCCGTAGCGGAGGGCGCCGTCCGGGCCGGTAAGACCATCGACAACATTGCGGCATTTGCCTATTTGATCGAGAAAGGGACGCCTGACCGCATCCACCTTGCGACAGGTTCCACAGCGGCAAACGCGAAACTGAACATCGGGGACGCGAACGGCTACGGATTGGAGTATCTTTTCCGTGGCCGCTGCCGGTGGACGAAGTATAAGGGCAATGAAGCACTGGTTATCCGCTCACATAAGCGGGATTACGTCGTGATATTCGCGGGCGGTGCGAAAGCGGACAGCTTCAAGAAGATTCGCGGCAACTCCTATGGGATGTGGATTGCAACCGAGATCAACCTTCACCATGAGGATACAATCAAGGAAGCGTTCAACCGGCAGCTCGCGGCGCGGGTTCGGCGGGTGTTCTGGGATTTGAACCCATCGGCACCCGGCCACTGGATATATGAGCACTACATCGATAAATTCCCAGAGAGCATGGGCGCGCGGTACAACTACCAGCATTTCACCATCCGGGACAATGCGACGATCACGCCGCAGCGGTTGGCGGAAATTGAAGCGCAGTATGACACGGGCAGTATTTGGTATCGCCGGGACATCCTCGGTGAGCGGTGCATTGCGGAGGGTTTGATCTATCCCATGTTCGGAGAGCAGTGTATCACGGACGAGGAACCGGACAGCGGCGAGTGGTACATCTCCATCGACTATGGCACCATGAATCCCTTTTCTGCTGGCCTGTGGCGTGTTGGGAATGGTCGTGCCGTCCGTGTGAATGAGGTCTATTACAACGGGCGCGAGCTGAAGAAGCAGAAAACGGACGAGGAATATTGTGATATGGTGGCGGCGCTGGCGGGCGCACGCGCCATTTCTGCGGTTATTGTTGACCCGTCTGCGGCGTCGTTTATCGAGGCGCTACGGCGGCGCAGCGGGGTCAAGGTGCGGCAAGCGAACAACGATGTTGCAAACGGAATCCGCTGTGTGGCTGATTATCTGCTTAACGGGAAAATCATAATCCATCGTCGGTGCGCCGCTACAATCCGAGAGTTCGGCCTATACCGCTGGGACGAGAAGCAGGACAACGACAAACCCGTCAAAGAGAACGACCACGCGATGGACGAAACACGCTATTTTGCCATGACGGTTCTGCGGCGGGCGTTTAAGCCGCATGAATGGATTCCGGATTTAGCGTTATGAGGTGAGAAATGAAAACATATCAGGATTTTTTAGAGATCGCCGAAAAGGGCGAACAGGCGCGGATGGATTTTGTGATATCGGCGATTGATTCGTACAAAGCAACGGACTTGTATAAGACGGCACTGACAGCTCGGGAATATGATGAGCACAGAAACGTGACAATCATGAACTATCAGAAGCTCCTTTATACGCTGTCCGGGCAGGCGATACCGGACAATTATTCCGCAAACTATAAGCTCCGCAGCAATTTCTTTTCGGCGTTTGCCACGCAGGAGACGCAATATTTGCTCGGGAATGGAGTAACGCTGAAAGATGCAAGCCACAAGGAACGGCTCGGGCCAACGTTTGACAATCGACTTCAGGACATCGGACATGATTCCATCGTCGGTGGCGTTGCCTATGGATTTTGGAATCTCGACCACCTTGAAACGTTTACAGCGCTCGAGTTTGTGCCGCTGCTCGACGAGGAAACCGGCGCTTTACGCGCGGGAATCCGATGGTGGCAGGTGTCCAGTGATAAACCGCTCCGTGCGACGCTTTTTGAAGTCGATGGATTCACGCAGTACATCCGCCGGAAGGGGAAGCAGATGGAAGTGCTCAAGCCGAAGCGCGGCTATGTGGCGGTTGTGGCGTCCTCGGTGGTCGATGGGACGGAGATTATGGAATACCGGAACTATCCCGGATTCCCGGTCATCCCGATGTATGCGAATCGCGCGAAACAGTCTGAGCTTGTCGGCATGCGGGAGAAAATTGACTGTTATGATCTCATTTCTTCCGGATTTGCAAACACCGTGGATGAAGCGTCTATTATTTATTGGACGATCTCCAATGCTGGCGGCATGGATGAAATCGATATGGCGAAGTTTAAGGATTCCATGCGCAAGCTCGGCGTTGCGATGGTCGATGAAGATGGGGCAAAGGTTGACGCCCACACGCTGACAGTTCCGGTCGACGCGCGAGAATCACTTTTGAATCGCCTAAGTGACGATCTATACCGCGATGCGCAAATGCTCGATGTGAAATCGCTTCAGGGCGGACAAAAAACAGCGACGGAGATTCGCGCGGCATATCAGCCGATGGACAACAAGGTTGATCAGTTTGAATATTGTGTGCGGGATTTCCTGCACCTACTCTTTGAGATCGTCGGAATTGATGATGAGCCGTCCTTCGTCCGGTCGAAGATCGTTAACCAGCTCGAGGAAACACAGATGGTTCTCATGGCGGCGGCATATCTGGATGATGAAACCATTCTGAACAAGCTGCCGTGGTTGACGCCGGAGGAGGTTGAGCAGATCATGCAGCGAAGAGAAAACGCGGATATTTCCAGAGAAGACTTTGACGACGGAGGTGGCAACGATGAAATCCAAGATCAGGAATGATTTGGCCGTGACTGTCGATGGTGTCGATCTCACAACGATTTCGAAACCAGAGTTCTACGTCCGTCAGGCGAATAAGTTTTTCCAGTACACCCCTGAAATTGTTGACGAAAAAACGATGGTTGTCCGCATCCCGTTTGAGGATGCAATGCAGCTGACACCAAAGAAAATTGTGAATGGCCTGAAATCTCCGCCGTGCATGGTACAATTCGCATTTACAAGGGAAAATGGCACACCGGACTATTCAGAAAAACTTGAGGTTGACGTGGAAGACCTCCTGAAAACGGAGGGGTACCAATGATCCGACTGAAAGTGAAAGGTGAACCGGTAAGGTTAAAAGTCGAACAGGCTAAAACGGTTCCGGTATCAGGCGGCGGCAACGTCTCATCCGCGCAGATCAACACCATTGTAGTCCTCGACCGGGCAGAATATGACGCACTGGCCGTCAAGGATGCAAAGACACTGTATCTGATTCGGGGGTGACGGAATGATCACAGTCGGAGAAGAACAGCTAAAGGAGTTGTTTGTCGGTGAGATGGGCATCAAGAATGCCTGCATCGGCGAAGAACCCATCTATACCCGCCCGGGCGGATATTTATACATCGAACTGAACGAAAAGAAAGGGGCATAACCTATGGCAAGTTTTTTCAATCTAATTCTTGATACGCTGGCACCGGCTGGGCTTGCCTTAAAGCTCAACAGCGGTGCGACGTATGCAACCAGCAACACCGTCACCGCAACGATCACGTTGACGGATGAAACCAAGACCGGCTACCAGATGAAGCTCTGGGGCATCAAGGCGGCAGCAACGGAAGAGGACGCATCGTGGGAAACCTTCGCGGCCAGCAAGTCTATCGTCCTGACGGAAGGCGATGGCCTGAAAACCGTGCATATCAAGGTGCGGGATGACGTCGGAAACGAAACGGCTGCGGTCACAGCGTCTATCACGGTCAACACGGCAGTTCCGGTGATAACGATCACTGGCCCCGACAAGACCAGGATCTCCAAAGTCTCC